ATGTATCGAGGGAATAATACACTTAAATCACTGATTGCCTTGTTTAGTGATATATCAAGAGATGAGTTAGCCTCAAGAATGACATCAATGCGACAGTATGATTCAGGTTCGTGTTCTGAATCATGTGAAGCATTTTCATGTCAGCTTGGATTTAATTTTGAGGATGCGGCATGAGACGACAGCGACGAAGTATCACCGACATAATCTGCGAAAACTGCAAATACCTTCCAACGAAACGCTCCAGAAATAAACGCAAGCCAATCCCAAAAGAATCTGACGTAAAAATCTTCAATTACACGGCTCACCTGTGGGATATCCGGTGGCTAAGACATCGCGCGAGGAAAACAAGGTGATTGACCCAAATCGAAGTTACGAACAAGAAAGCGTCGAGCGGGCTTTAACGTGCGCTAACTGCGGTCAGAAGCTGCATGTGCTGGAAGTTCACGTGTGTGAGCACTGCTGCGCAGAACTGATGAGCGATCCGAATAGCTCAATGTACGAGGAAGAAGACGATGGTGATTAGCCGATACGGACAAATAACGTTTAAACATTTTCAAGACAATCCAACATGGGCTGCTGCGGCTGGATATGACTTTAATTATTTTGATTGTCTGTCAGTCGCATGTATTGCAACTACCAATGTTGCTAACAACATAATCGATGAATTCTTGGATTTTCCAGACTATCAGGTCAGAGAGTTGCCTGCATTTTTTGTGAAAGTATCTGCTGCTACAGCTCTGTTATTTATTTTGTTATTCGCATATCCATTGCTTGCCGTATTTGTTTATGTGAGATGCAAACACTCACAAAAGAAATACAGCGGAGAGCATACCGATATTACCAGCCAAAATATGCGTGTGTGGTTGAGGAGATGACAAGAGAAATGGGGGAGACGTCATGCTAACCTACGCAAAGAAGCACGCGGCAGAGAATGCCAGGTTCGTATTTACGGCATATGCAATGGCAATCCTGAAACTACAGTTCTGGCACATTACCGGATGGCTGGAATTTGCGGAACGGGAATGAAACCTGACGACCTGATCGGCGCATGGGCTTGTAGCGCGTGTCAAGATGAAATCGACCGACGCACCCATAATCTCGACAACAAAGACGCCAGGCTTTACCACCTCGAAGGCGTGATCAGGACGCAGTCGATATTGCTGAAGGAGGGGACGATTAAGTCATGAGCGAATATCAGTTTGTGCTTCCATACCCGCCGTCGGTGAACACCTACTGGCGAAGACGGGGAAGCCAATACTACATCAGCGATAAAGGCCAGAAATACCGAAAAGACGTTCAGCAAATCATCCGCCAACTCAAGTTAGACATTTTCACCAAATCACGACTCCGCATCAAAGTCATCGCAGACGTTCCAGACTCCCGCCGCCGCGACCTCGATAACATCCTGAAAGGTTTACTCGATTCCCTTATCCACGCCGGATTTGCGGAAGACGACGAGCAATTCGATGACATTCGCGTAATTCGTGGTGTGAAAGTACCAGGCGGAAGGCTTGGAATAAAAATCACCGAACTGGAGAACGTATGAACGCCACAATTCAAACGATACCAGAGCTTCTTATCCAGACACGAGGCAATCAGACCGAAGTGGCGAGGATGCTTTCCTGCGCAAGAGGAACAGTGCTCAAGTACAACCGAGACAGCAAAGGCGAGCGTCACGTAATAGTTAACGGCGTCCTGATGGTCAAACAGGGCAAAAGGGGAAGGCCATGAGACTCGAAAGCGTAGCTAAATTTCATTCGCCAAAAAGCCCGATGATGAGCGACTCACCACGGGCTACGGCTTCTGACTCTCTTTCCGGTACTGATGTGATGGCTGCTATGGGGATGGCGCAATCACAAGCCGGATTCGGAATGGCTGCATTCTGCGGTAAGCATGAACTCAGCCAGAACGACAAACAAAAGGCTATCAACTATCTGATGCAATTTGCACACAAGGTATCGGGGAAATACCGTGGCGTGGCAAAGCTCGAAGGAAATACTAAGGCAAAGGTGCTGCAAGTGCTCGCAACATTCGCTTATGCGGATTATTGCCGTAGTGCCGCGACGCCGGGCGCAAGATGCAGAGATTGCCACGGTACAGGCCGTGCGGTTGATATCGCCAAAACAGAGCAGTGGGGGAGAGTTGTCGAGAAAGAGTGCGGAAGATGCAAAGGCGTCGGCTATTCCAGGATGCCAGCAAGCGCCGCATATCGCGCTGTAACGATGCTAATCCCAAACCTTACCCAACCCACCTGGTCACGCACTGTTAAGCCGCTGTATGACGCTCTGGTGGTGCAATGCCACAAGGAAGAGTCAATTGCAGACAACATTTTGAATGCGGTCACACGTTAGCAGCATGATTGCCACGGATGGCAACATATTAACGGCATGATATTGACTTTTTGAATAAAGTTGGGTAAATTTGACTCAACGATGGGTTAATTCGCTCGTTGTGGTAGTGAGATGAAAAGAGGCGGCGCTTACTACCGATTCCGCCTAGTTGGTCACTTCGACGTATCGTCTGGAACTCCAACCATCGCAGGCTGAGAGGTCTGTAAAATGCAATCCCGAAACAGTTCGCAGGTAATAGTTAGAGCCTGCATAACGGTTTCGGGATTTTTTATTTGGGTCAGTCGTATAAAGGTCATTACGGAAGGCTGTTAACCTTCTTATCGTGGTTCGAGTCCACGCTGTCCCGCCAAATATGCTGGTTTAGCTCCAATGGTAGAGCAGTCGCCTTGTAAGCGAATGGGTAGCGGTTCAAGTCCGTTAACCAGCACCATAACTGAGCCGTAGCCACTGGCTATCCTGAACTCATCAGTGATAGTTATGCTGCAGCCTTCTACACATGACTTTCGTGAAAGCGGGCGGCAAGAGGTTGCGCTAACAACCTCCTGCCGTTTTGCCCGTGCATATCGGTCACGAACAAATCTGATTACTAAACACAGTAGCCTGGATTTGTTCTATCAGTAATCGACCTTATTCCTAATTAAATAGAGCAAATCCCCTTATTGGGGGTAAGACATGAAGATGCCAGAAAAACATGACCTGTTAGCCGCCATTCTCGCGGCAAAGGAACAAGGCATCGGGGCAATCCTTGCGTTTGCAATGGCGTACCTTCGCGGCAGATATAATGGCGGTGCGTTTACAAAAACAGTAATCGACGCAACGATGTGCGCCATTATCGCCTGGTTCATTCGTGACCTTCTCGACTTCGCCGGACTAAGTAGCAATCTCGCTTATATAACGAGCGTGTTCATCGGCTACATCGGTACTGACTCGATTGGTTCGCTTATCAAACGCTTCGCTGCTAAAAAAGCCGGAGTAGAAGATGGTGGAAATCAATAATCAACGTAAGGCGTTCCTCGATATGCTGGCGTGGTCAGAGGGAACTGATAATGGACGGCAGAAAACCAGAAATCATGGTTATGACGTCATTGTAGGCGGAGAGCTATTCACTGATTACTCCGATCACCCTCGCAAACTTGTCACGCTAAACCCAAAACTCAAATCAACAGCTGCAGGTCGTTACCAGCTTCTTTCCCGTTGGTGGGATGCCTACCGCAAGCAGCTTGGCCTGAAAGACTTCTCTCCCAAAAGCCAGGACGCTGTTGCGCTGCAGCAGATTAAGGAGCGTGGCGCTTTACCGATGATTGATCGTGGTGATATTCGTCAGGCTATCGACCGTTGCAGCAATATCTGGGCTTCATTGCCGGGAGCTGGTTATGGTCAGTTCGAGCATAAGGCCGACAGTCTGATTTCAAAATTCAAAGAAGCAGGCGGAACGGTCAGAGAGATTGAGGTATGAGCAGAGTAACCGCGATTATCTCCGCTCTGGTTATCTGCATCATCGTTTGCCTGTCATGGGCTGTTAATCATTACCGTGATAATGCCATCGCCTACAAAGAACAGCGTGATAAAAAAGTCAGTGAGCTGAAGCAGGCGACCGCCACCATCTCTGACATGCAGCAGCGTCAGCGTGATGTTGCAGAACTTGACGCCAGATACACAAAGGAGCTTGCTGATGCTAACGCGACTATCGAAAGTCTCCGTGCTGATGTTTCTGCTGGTCGTAAGCGCCTGCAAGTCGCCGCCACCTGTGCAAAGTCAACGACCGGAGCCAGCGGCATGGGCGATGGAGAAAGCCCAAGACTTACAGCAGATGCTGAACTCAATTATTACCGTCTCCGAAGTGGAATCGACAGGATAACCGCGCAGGTTAACTACTTGCAGGAATACATCAGGACTCAGTGCCTGAAATAATTTTTTTTGCAAATCACAAAGTCCATTTAATGAGCCTCGCGATGCGGGGCTTTTTTATGTCCGCAGTAAACGCGCTTCACACGCGCGACTTATGAACACAGAGCCTTTCAGGATGACCCTTGAGGATGCCGGTTTGGTAATCGGTGCCTTTCTGTGGGCCGGAATCCTGTGTGACAAGGTTCATCACTAAAAGGTAATCACCGATGAATTATCCAACTATCGTTGACGGCATTGATTTCAAAGAACTGGTTTTTATTACCAACAATGACCCTGTCACCGATTCATTTATGGTGGCGAAAGCATTTCGTAAGCGACATGACAACGTTGTGCGTGATGTAGAAAGAACTATCGCTGCTTGTCCTGAAGAGTTTGATACAAAACTCAATTTTGAGGTTTGCTATAAAAACAATGAGTTACAGAATGGTAAGCCACAAAAATTCTATCGGCTACGTAAGGATGGGTTGATGCTTTTGGTTATGTCCTACACCAAAAAAGAAGCAATGCGTATCAAAATTGCTTACATCAACGCATTCAACTGGATGTACGCCATGCTTCAGGTTGGTCATCGTCAATTTGAAGAAGAGAGAAATGCCGTAATGCTGGAGTACATGAAAGAGAAGGATGTTGCCAGCATGTCAGGCCGCCTGCTTAATCGCTGGGGAAAAATTAAGAAGCCTCAGCTACTGGCGAGAATTGAACGCCTTGAACAGCACGGGCAAACCGTAATCCCCGGACTCACCAATTAACGGCAGTACCACGAAACAACCCAAGCCAGTAAGTGGGGAAATAACACTGGCAGCCACTGAAAGATGAACCTCCAGCCTTATGGCAAAAAAGATTCTTTGTGGTGGCGGACTGATGGAAAGACCTCCTAATCAAGCAACCACTCTACAGGGTCATAATTATGAACGACCAGCAAATCGAAAAAGAAATCGTTGAGAAAGGCAAAACGGCGCCGCGCGTTACGCCAGACCATATCGAAGGCATTATTGCTCAGGAGGCATATTTCACAGCAGAGGATGGTGCCTTTGGCAAAGCCATAAAAGCGAAACATACTGGCGGAGAGGTAAACTACCAGCCGCACGAATCACTTTCTCTGCTGACGTTCTGCGTCCTGGTGCTGCGCAACGGCTTCACCGTCACCGGAGAGAGTGCCTGTGCAAGTCCGGAAAATTTTGATGCAGAAATTGGTCGGAAGATTGCCCGGCAGAATGCTGTAAACAAAATCTGGATGCTCGAAGGTTACTTGCTGAAGCAGAAGCTAAGCGAACAGTAGTTATTACAAAAGCCATTCCCTACAGAGTGGCTTTGATAATGGCTTATACCCTACACGGGATAACTTAACTGATATCCCTTTTAACGGATAAACGGAGCCAACAATGGCAGAGATTATTCCCATGACTGAAGAACAGAAATTCAAGTTAGAAATTTACCGACTGCTATCTAAGAACAATTCAGCGGCAGAGGAAGCTTTTGCATTCATTGGTGCTGACCAGCTGAAACTGGAATTGTTCAAGTTGCACTACAACGATGGTGGTGCAAATCCAGACTTCACATCTCGCACTATCGAAGCGGTGCGTAAATCGAAGGAAGCGTTAGACCTGTTCACTACCGGAGCATGATGCTCAACCTGAAATAACAACTAAGTGAGATGAATATGGCAGCACCAAAGGGCAACCGATTTTGGGAGGCCCGCAGTAGTCATGGGCGAAACCCTAAATTCGAATCGCCTGAGGCGCTGTGGGCTGCTTGTTGTGAATACTTCGAGTGGGTGGAAACTAACCCGCTATGGGAGATGAAGGCGTTCTCGTATCAGGGTGAAGTGATACAAGAGCCTATCGCCAAGATGCGAGCGATGACCATCACCGGACTCACTCTGTTCATTGATGTGACGCTTGAAACATGGCGCACATATCGCCTGCGAGAAGATTTATCTGAAGTCGTTACGCGAGCAGAGCAGGTCATCTACGACCAGAAATTCTCTGGCGCAGCCGCTGACCTTCTCAACGCTAATATCATCGCCCGTGATTTGGGCCTCAAAGAGCAGTCGCAAGTTGAAGACGTGACACCTGATAAGGGAGATCGCGATAAGCGACGCTCTCGTATCAAGGAGCTATTCAACCGTGGAACTGGACGCGATTCTTGATAACTTGAGCGACGAAGAGCAAATCGAATTGCTCGAGCTACTCGAAGAAGAAGAGAACTACCGTAACACACACCTGCTATATGAATTTACGCCATACAGCAAACAGCGTGAGTTCATCGACGCCGGGCATGACTATCCAGAGCGCTGTTTTATGGCTGGTAACCAGCTTGGTAAGTCATTTACTGGTGCTGCTGAAGTCGCGTTTCACCTTACCGGGCGTTATCCGGGCACAAAAGGCTATCCTGCTGATGGTAAATATGGCGGTGAGTGGAAAGGTAAGCGTTTTTATGAGCCTGTTGTCTTTTGGATTGGTGGCGAGACAAACGAGACTGTAACCAAAACGACTCAACGCATCCTGTGTGGTCGTATCGAAGAGAATGGTGAGCCAGGCTACGGTTCCATACCGAAAGAAGACATCATTAGCTGGAAGAAGTCTCCTTTCTTTCCGAACCTTGTTGATCATCTTCTGGTTAAGCATCACACGGCTGATGGCGTTGAAGATGGCATTTCAATCTGCTACTTCAAGCCATACTCGCAAGGCCGTGCTCGCTGGCAGGGTGATACAATCCATGGCGTGTGGTTTGACGAAGAACCACCATACAGCATTTATGGCGAAGGCCTTACCCGTACCAACAAATACGGGCAATTCTCAATTCTGACGTTTACCCCGCTGATGGGGATGTCTGACGTTGTTACCAAGTTCCTGAAGAATCCCAGCAAGTCGCAGAAAGTGGTCAACATGACCATCTACGACGCTGAGCACTACACCGACGAGCAAAAAGAGCAAATCATCGCATCCTATCCCGAGCATGAGAGAGAGGCGCGTGCTCGCGGTATTCCTACGATGGGTAGCGGTCGAATCTTCCAGATACCGGAAGAGACGATTAAGTGTCAGCCGTTCGAGTGTCCGGATCACTTCTACGTAATTGGCGGGATGGATTTCGGATGGGATCACCCACAGGCGCAGGTTCAGCTTTGGTGGGATAAGGACGCAGACATAATCTACCTTTCACGCGTGTGGAAGGCGAAAGAAAAGACAGCCGTTCAGGCGTGGGGAGCCGTTAAACCATGGGCGCATAAAGTGCCAACCGCATGGCCCCATGACGGAAACCAGCACGAGAAGGGCGGCGGTGAGCAGCTCAAAGGGCAGTATGCGGACGCTGGATTTATGATGTTGCAGGAGCATGCGACATGGCCTGATGGCGGCAATGCTGTTGAGCCTGGAATCACTGAATTGCGCGACATGATGCTAGATGGTCGCTTCAAGGTATTCAACACCTGTGAACCATTCTTTGAGGAATTCCGCCTCTATCACCGTGATGAAAACGGGAAGATCGTCAAGCTTAACGACGACGTTCTCTCAGCCGTTCGCTATGCATACATGATGCGCCGCTTCGCCAAAATGATGCGCGACATCAAAAAACCAAAAGAGAAAAAGATACCAGCCCCAATCAGGCCCATCGCACGGAGAACTTAAATGGCCGACGAAAACAGACTCAATTCCATTCTGTGTAAGTTTGACGCGGACTGGATGGCGAGCGATGAAGCCAGAACCGAGGCGACAAATGACCTGTATTTTAGCCGAGTGTCGCAATGGGATGACTGGCTATCAAACTACACCACCCTGCAATATCGCGGACAATTCGATGTTGTTCGCCCGGTGGTCAGGAAGCTGGTCGCAGAGATGCGCCGGAACCCTATCGACGTTCTCTTCCGACCCAAAGACGGCGCTAATCCTGATGCAGCCGATGTGTTGATGGGGATGTATCGTACTGATATGCGCCATAATACGGCAAAAATTGCCGTTAACGTTGGCGTTCGTGAGCAGATAGAGTCAGGCGTTGGTGCATGGCGTCTGGTCACGCAGTACGAAGACAACGATCCAACAAGCAACAATCAGGTAATCCGACGCCTGCCAATCCATGAAGCCTGCTCACACGTCATATGGGACGCCAACAGCAAGCAGATGGATAAGAGCGACGCTAAGCACTGCACGGTGATTAACGCCTTGTCACGCAATGGCTGGAAAGAGTTCGCAGAGGATTACGGTATTGATCCGGATACCTTGCCATCTTTCCAGAATCCGAACGACACATGGCTGTTTCCGTGGGTATCGAATGATGTCGTCTACGTCGCTGAGTATTACGAGGTAGAAGAGAAGAAGGAGAAAGTCTTCATCTACCGCGACCCGCTGACAGGTGAGCCGGTCAGCTATTACCAGCAGGATATCAAAGACGTCATCGACGACCTGGCTAATCGTGGATTCATTAAGGTAGCAGAGCGTAAGGTCAAGCGTCGGCGTGTGTATAAGTCGATCATCACCTGCACGCAGATACTGAAAGACCGCGAGAAGATAGCTGGAGAGCATATCCCAATCGTTCCTGTGTACGGCGAATGGTCATTCGCTGGTGACAAGGAGTGCTACGAGGGCGTGGTAAGGCTGACGAAAGACGGTCAACGCCTTCGTAACATGATCATGTCGTTCAACGCCGATATTGTTGCTCGTTCACCGAAGAAGAAACCTACCTTCTTCCCTGAGCAAATCGAAGGCTACGAATACATGTACGGTGGAAATGATGACTATCCGTACTATCTGCAGAACAGGACCGATGAAAACGGTAACGACCTGCCGATTGGTCCAATCTCCTACATGGAAAACCCTGAAGTGCCGCAAGCCAACGCTTACATGCTTGAGGCTGCCACCAACGCAGTGAAAGAGGTGGCTAGTCTTGGCGTGGATGCGCAGGCGGCAAACTCTCAGGTCGCTTTCGATACCGTCAATCAACTGAACATGCGGGCAGATCTTGAGACATACGTGTTTCAGGATAACCTGGCTACCGCAATGCGACGTGATGGCGAGATTTATGCCTCAATGGTCAACGATATTTATGACGTTCCTCGTCATGTAACGCTGACACTTGAAGATGGAAGCGAGAAAGACGTTCAACTCTATGCGCAAGTTGTAGATTACCAGTCTGGCAATGTGGTCACACTCAACGATATTCGCGGTCGCTATGAGTGCTATACAGACGTTGGACCATCCTTCCAGAGCATGAAGGAACAGAACCGCGCAGAGATTCAGGAATTGCTCACCAAGGTTCCGCAAGGTACTCCAGAGTTCCAGATGCTGATGCTGCAATACTTCACGCTCCTTGACGGTAAAGGCGTCGAGATGATGCGAGAGTACGCGAACAAGCAACTGGTGATGATGGGGCTGAAGAAACCAGAAACACCTGAAGAGATGGAGATGGTACAACAGGCGCAACAGCAGCCGCAGCAGCCATCAGCAGAGCAAATTCAGGCGCAGGGTATCCTTCTGCAAGGCCAGGCTGAATTGCTCAAGGCAGAGAACCAACAAGCGCAGATTCAGGTTGAAGCCGCCAAGGTTGAAGCCCAAAACCAACTCAACGCCGCGAAGATTGCAGAAATCTTCAACAATATGGACCTCGACAAGCAGGCAGAACTGCGTGAGTACCTCAAGCTCGTAGGTCAATTCCAGCAACAGCGCAGCAAAGATGCTCGTGCTAACGCTGAGCTGCTTCTTAAAGATGCAGACCAGACTCATTCACAACGCATGGATTTCGCGAATCTTATGCGTCAAGTTCAAATCCCCTCCGGCGGAGTAGCCGAGACACCTCAATAAGAGAGAGTTAATCATGGACCAAACCACCGACATTCAGGCTTCTGAAGAGTTAACCCTGCCCGGCAATCATGCAGCGGCATCTGCTGATGGCTTAGTTGTCGATAATGCCAACGACAACGCAGGTCAGGAAGAAGGCTTCGAGATTGTCCTGAAAGACGATGAGAAACCAAAACAAGACCCGGCAACTAATGCTGAATTTGCCCGTCGCCGCATCGAACGCAAACGCCAGCGTGAGCTTGAGCAGCAGATGGAAGCGGTTAAGCGAGGGGAGTTGCCGGAGCACCTGCGGGTGAACCCTGAGTTACCAAAACAACCAGACCCTAACGATTATCTTTCCGAAGATGCACTGGCTAAGTACGACTATGACCAGAGCCGCGCACTGGCTGCCTTCCAGCAGGCAAACAGTGAATGGCAGATCAAGGCTATGGACGCACGAAGCCAGGCTGTCGCCGAGCAGGGTCGCAAAACTCAGGAGTTCACCCAGCAATCAGCGCAATACGTCGAGGCAGCCCGTAAGCACTACGACGCAGCGGAAAAGCTCAATATCCCTGACTATCAGGAGAAAGAGGATACATTCATGCAACTGGTGCCGCCAGCAGTCGGTGCCGACATCATGCGCCTCTTCCCGGAGAAATCCGCCGCTCTCATGTATCACCTTGGTGCTAATCCTGAGAAAACACGCCAGTTGCTGGCGATGGACGGGCAATCCGCGCTGATTGAACTCACTCGACTGTCAGAACGTTTAACTCTCAAGCCTAGAGCCAAACCTGTTTCAGAAGCCCCGCTACCTGATGAACCCATTCAGGGACACGCTGTTGCTGCAAATATCTCTGCGATTGAAAAGCAGATGGAAGCGGCAGCAAACAAAGGGGATGTAGAGACATATCGCAAGCTCAAGGCGCAACTGAATAAAGGAATTCGATAATGGCATTAAATGAAGGTCAACTGGTCACGTATGCTCTGGATGAAATCATCGAAACCGTCCAGAACCTGACGCCAATGGCGTCCAAAGTGACAAAATACACCCCTCCGGCAGAATCCATGCAACGTTCAAGCAACACCGTGTGGATGCCTGTTGAGCAGGAAGCGCCAACTCAGACTGGCTGGGATTTAACTGGCAAAGCAACCGGGATTCTGGAACTCTCCGTGAAATGCAACATGGGCGATCCGGATAACGATTTCTTCGAGCTTCGTGCAGATGACCTGCGTGATGAGCGTTCTTACCGTCGCCGCATCCAGGCATCCGCCAAAAAATTGGCGAATAACATTGAGTCAGCAATTGCCAAACAGGCAACCGAAATGGGCTCACTTGTTGTTCACGATACCCGCGCAATTGGTCCATCTACTGGCCTGTCTGGCTGGGATTTTGTGTCTGATGCAGAGCGACTGATGTTCTCCCGCGAACTCAACCGCGACATGGGAATCAGTTACTTCCTGAACCCTGACGATTACCGCAAAGCAGGCCGCAACCTGGTAGATGGTGACATCTTTGGGCGCGTTCCTGAAGAAGCGTATCGTAACGGTACTATTCAGCGTCAGATTGCTGGCTTTGATGAAATTCTTCGCTCACCGAAACTTCCGGCAGTTACCAAGTCAACCGCTACTGGTGTAACTGTTTCTGGTGCGCAGAAGTTTAAGCCGCAGGCATACACCCTTGATACCGATGGTAACAAAGAGAACGTCGACAACCGTGTTGCAACGGTGACCGTATCCTCAACCACCGGATTTAAGCGCGGCGACAAAATCAGCTTCACTGGTGTGAAATTCCTGTCTCAGATGGCGAAGAACGTGCTGACTGATGATGCTACTTTCTCAATCACCCGTGTGATCGATGGTACTCACATAGAAATCACGCCGAAGCCGATTGCGCTTGATGACGCTTCACTGACAAAAGAAGAGAAGGCTTACGCTAACGTAAACACCTCTCTTGCTGATACCACTCCGGTAAACGTTCTGAACGTGGCAACAACCACCGCTAACGTGTTCTGGGCTGATGACTCAATCCGTCTGCTGTCTCAGCCGATCCCGGTAACCCATGAACTGTTTGCTGGCATGAAAACGTCTTCCTTCAGCATTCCTGGTATTGGTGTTAACGGCATCTTCGCAACGCAGGGAGATATCAACACCCTGTCTGGTAAGTGCCGTATTGCTGTGTGGTATTCAGCATGTGCTGTACGACCAGAGGCAATTGGTGTTGGTCTGCCTAACCAGACTGCGTGATAACCAGAGGGAGCTTCGGCTCCCTTTTTTATCTGGAGACAAGCATGACACACATGATCTTTCGTCATGGCGACATGAAGAAGTGGAAAGGCGTTGGCTACGACTTTGAAATCGTGAAAGCCGAAGAGCTTCAGGAATATCTGGATGCTGGCTGGTTTTCACATCCTGATGACCTTTTGAAGGATGTTGCAGAGCCAGAGCAAGAGCCAGAGCCAGAGCCAGAGCCAGAGCAAGAGCCAGAGCCAGAGCAAGAAGAAAAACAGCGTAAAAAGCCTGGTCGAAAACCTAAGGCGGCAGCAGATGAACCTGACAACGAAGGGTGATTTAGTTCTTGCGGCATTACGTAAGCTCGGTGTGGCATCAAATGCCACGTTAACCGATGTCGAACCGCAGTCTATGGAAGACGGCGTCAACGACCTTGAAATGATGATGGCTGAATGGCTTGGCGGTGATGCGTCACCAGGTATCAACGTTGGCTACATTTTCGCTGATGCAGATGTCGCTCCAGATCCGGGCGATGAGCACGGTTTATCAAATAACGCTATCAATGCCGTCATTTTCAACCTTGCCTGCCGCATTGCTCCGGATTATGCGCTGGAAGCGTCTACAAAACTTATAACCACTGCCAGATACGGGAAAGAGCGACTCGTCAAACTGTCTGCAATGGACAGAGCAAAAGCCGCTAAATGTAAGTCCGGTTATCCAAACCGTATGCCTGTTGGTAGCGGTAATCAGTTGGCGAAGTGGAACGGTTGGAATTACTTCCAGCGAAAGGAACCTTGCGATAACGGGAGCGAATAATGCCGATTCAGCAACTTCCGCTCATGAAAGGTGTCGGCAAAGACTTCCGAAATGCCGACTATATCGACTATCTGCCAGTGAATATGCTGGCTACACCCAAAGAAATCCTGAACAGCAGCGGATATCTTCGCTCATTCCCTGGCATTACCAAACGTTCTGATGTGAACGGTATATCGCGCGGTGTCGAGTACAACATGGCGCAGAATGCTGTTTATCGTGTGTGTGGCGGCAAGCTCTACAAAGGCGAAAGCGAAGTCGGTGATGTCGCCGGAAGTGGTCGTGTATCAATGGCGCATGGCCGGACATCACAGGCTGTAGGCGTTAATGGTCAACTGGTTGAGTATCGCTATGATGGCACGGTTAAAACCGTCTCAAACTGGCCTACAGACAGCGGATTCACACAGTACGAGTTAGGTTCGGTCCGTGACATTACGCGTTTACGTGGGCGTTATGCGTGGTCAAAAGACGGTACTGATTCATGGTTTATCACTGACCTTGAAGACGAATCGCACCCTGACCGCTACAGCGCACAATATCGTGCCGAGTCTCAGCCGGACGGCATCATCGGTATCGGGACATGGCGAGACTTCATCGTCTGCTTTGGTTCATCGACTATTGAATATTTCTCCCTTACTGGCGCAACCACCGTTGGTGCTGCTTTGTATGTCGCGCAGCCATCACTGATGGTGCAAAAAGGCATCGCCGGAACTTACTGCAAAACGCCATTCGCTGATTCTTATGCGTTCATCAGCAATCCGGCAACAGGTGCGCCGTCTGTATACATCATCGGTTCCGGTCAGGTATCACCAATCGCCAGCGCGAGCATTGAGAAAATTCTCCGCTCCTACACTGCTGATGAACTGGCTGATGGCGTGATGGAATCGCTGCGGTTTGATGCGCATGAGTTGCTGATTATCCATCTTCCGCGCCATGTTCTGGTGTACGACGCATCTTCAAGCGCCAATGGTCCGCAATGGTGTGTGCTGAAAACAGGCCTGTATGACGATGTGTACCGCGCTATCGACTTCATTTACGAAGGCAACCAAATAACGTGCGGCGATAAGCTTGAATCGATAACAGGGAAACTGCAGTTCGATATCAGCAGCCAGTACGACAAGCAACAGGAACATCTTCTGTTTACTCCGCTGTTCAAAGCGGATAACGCCAGAGTGTTCGACCTTGAGGTTGAATCGTCAACTGGCGTTGCTCAGTATGCTGACCGCCTGTTCCTCTCTGCAACCACTGACGGCATAAATTACGGTCGTGAGCAGATGATTGAGCAGAATGAACCGTTCGTTTATGACAAACGTGTTTTGTGGAAGCGAGTCGGGCGTATCAGGAAAAATGTCGGCTTCAAATTGCGCGTTATCACGAAGTCACCTGTCACTCTGTCTGGCGCTCAGATAAGGATTGAGTAATGGCGGATTCGAATCTCAATGTGCCGGTAATCATTCAGGCTACACGGCTCGACACATCAGTCCTTCCACGCAATATCTTCTCGCAGTCGTATCTGCTTTACGTTATCGCACAGAGCACTGATGTTGGTAACGTGGCTAACAAGGCCAACGAGGCCGGACAGGGCGCTTATGATGCACAGGTCAGGAACGATGAGCAGGATGTGATTCTCGCTGACCATGAGCAGCGAATTTCTGCTGCGGAAGCAACGCTTGTTAATCATGAGGAGCGAATCAGCCAGGCAGAATCAACTCTTCAGGAACATGAAACGCGAATCGCTCAGAATGAAAGCGATATTGCGTCGCTTGATACCAGAGTTCAGTCGCTGGAGTCGCAGGTTTCAGACCATGAATCGCGCATCGATTCTCTGGAGTATGCCACTACTCGCAAGAAGTCAGAGGTTGTTTACTCTGGCGTATCAGTAACCATCCCGACAGCGCCGACCAACCTTGTTAGCCTGCTGAAAACGCTCACGCCGTCATCCGGCTCGTTGGCACCATTCTTCGACACCGTTAACAACAAGATGGTTGTGTTCAACGAGAACAAAACCTTGTTCTTCAAGCTGTCGATCGTCGGGACGTGGCCCAGCGGAACCGCCAACAGGTCAATGCAGCTAACCTTTTCCGGCTCTGTTCCTGACACACTGGTAAGCAGTCGCAACTCGGCGACAACGACCGATAACATCCTGTTAGCTACGTTCTTCAGCGTGGATAAAGACGGCTTTCTTGCCACAAATGGCAGTACGTTAACCATTCAGTCGAATGGTGCGGCGTTTACTGCCACAACCATCAAGATAATCGCGGAGCAGTGATGATTCAGTTCAAACCAACGCGAAACATCGACCTGATCGAAGCAGTCGGAAATCACCCTGACATTATCGCCGGGAGCAACAACGGTGATGGATACGACTACAAACCTGATTGCCGTTACTTTGAGGTGAACGTGCACGGGCAGTTCGGCGGCATTGTTTACTATCAGGAGATTCAGCCGCTGACATTCGATTGCCACGCCATGTACCTGCCAGAGATTCGCGGCTTCAGCAAGGAAATTGGGCTGGCGTTCTGGCGATACATTCTGACTAACACCACCGTTCAGTGCGTCACATCGTTCGCCGCACGCAAATTCCGCCACGGTCAGATGTACTGCGCAATGATTGGCCTTAAGCGTGTCGGAACCATCAAGAAATACTTTAAAGGCGTGGATGACGTGACTTTTTACAGCGCCACACGCGAAGAACTAATCGACTTCCTGAATCACGGGAGATAGCCATGTTATATGCATTTAAGCTGGGCAGAAAACTGCGCGGCGAGGAACCTTATTGCCCTGAAAAGGGTGGGAAAGGTGGCAGTTCTGATAAAAGCGCAAAGTATGCCGCAGAAGCTCAGAAGTATGCAGCAGACCTGCAAAATCAGCAGTGGCAGACGATCATGAAAAACCTTGCTCCGTTCACGCCTCTTGCGGAGCAGTATGTTAACCAGTTGCAGAATCTTTCCAGTTTAGAAGGTCAGGGGCAGGCACTTAATCAGTATTACAACTCTCAGCAGTATAAAGACCTTGCAGGTCAGGCGCGTTACCAGAGTCTTGCTGCTGCGGAGGCGACGGGTGGACTTGGTTCGACAGCCACAAGCAATCAACTGGCTACGATCGCGCCGACTCTCGGTCAGTCTTGGTTATCAAACCAGATGAGCAATTACAACAATCTGGCAAACGTTGGGCTTGGTGCTCTGCAAGGTCAGGCAAACGCCGGGCAGACGTACGCCAACAACATGAGCAGCATTGCACAGCAAAGCGCAGCTCTTGCCGCTGCTAATGCCAACAAACCATCAAGTCTTCAGACAGCAATTAGTGGCGGAACGTCTGGTGCGATTGCCGGTGCAGGTCTTGCCAGCCTTTTGGGAACATCAACGCCTTGGGGCGCTGGCATTGGTGCTGGTATCGGATTGCTTGGCTCGTTGTTTTAAGGGGTAATCATGGCTACTTGGCAAGGAACAAACGGCGGATTGTTGGCTGGTATCGGCGGCGTCAACTCAAACGCTCCGAGCGTAAATGACATCGGCAATACGCTTCAGCTTATCAGGCAGAACAATGATATTGAGCGTTCAGGCGCTAACAATGTTGGGCTGACTGCTTTGCAAGGCCTTTCAGGTATTGCGGGGGTGTTTCAGCAGGAAAAGCAGGCTCAGCGGCAGAAAGAATTTCAGCAGGCATACGCTAATGCTTATGCGTCTGGTGATCGCGGTGCTTTGCGTCAGTTGGCTACTCAATATCCAGACCAGATTGAATCTGTTCGCAAAGGCATGGGATTCATTGATGAAGACCAGCGCAATTCTATCGGCACCTTAGCGGCTGGCGCACGCCTTGCTGCCTCGTCTCCAGAAGCAATGCAATCATGGCTGCAAAGCAACGCCAAGGAACTGACTCGCGTCGGTGTTGACCCTAACAACGTTGCTCAGATGTATCAGCAGAATCCTTCAGGGTTTGGTGAGTTTGTTGATCACCTTGGGATGGCTGCTCTCGGTCCGATTGACTACTTCAATGTTCAGGACAAGATGGCTGGTCGTGAGATTGACCGAGGCAGGCTGGCAGAGACAATCCGCAGCAATCAGGCTGGCGAGGCGCTAACAGCACGAGGCCAGAACATCACGATGCGCGGTCAGGACTTATCTGCTTCTACTGCGCGACGCGGGCAGGATTTGGCAATGCAGCGAGCGTCAACAAGAGGAACCGCTGGGAATGATGAGCGTACAGTTCAGTTATCAGATGGCAGAACTGTAACGGTAGGCGGGAAACTTCACGGCGCTGGGGCTAATGCGTTCTACGAAGGCATCGACAACGAGGGGAATATGGTTCGCGTTCCTGCCAGTTCAATCGCAGCGCCTGCAACATCGTCTTCATCAGCACAAAACTATGCCATGAAGAAGGATATCGACGCGATCGCAAATGCAGACGCTTCTGCTCTCGATTTCATGACAGGAATGACAGGCGGTGCAGGTAATCCAGCAATTGGTGCTGATGTTCGCAGCCGATTAACAGGAAAAGAGCAGCGCCAGTTATATAACTCAGCACAACGTATTCAGGGCAGAATGCAGAATCAGGGTGTGGCGGCAGCAAGGGACATGGGTGCCAGTGGTATTAACACCGTTGCAGAAGCGAAGATGTATTTTCAGGGGATGCCGCAGGTTGACTATTCAAGCCCGGAGGCTATGCAGCAGTCGATTCGTGAGATTCAGGAATACACCAACAATTACAACCAACAATATAACGTTAATGTTGGTAAATCTCAGCGGCAGCAATCTCAACCTGCACAGGTATCACAGCCAGCAGCCAGCAGTAACTTTTCTTCACTATGGGGTGATTAATGGCTAAAGCATGGAAAGATGTTATCGCCTCTCCACAGTATCAGGCGTTAGCACCAGAACAAAAAGCGCAGGCTCAGGAGCAATACTTCAATGAAGTCGTTGCCCCGCAAGCCGGAGAAAATGCAGAGCAGGCTAAGCAAGCTTTCTATGCTGCCTATCCATTGCCATCTGTGCAGCCAGTGGAGACACAGCAACCAGTAGCACAGCAACAACCACAGCAAAGTGGATTTATGTCTGATCTTGGTGAAGCAGTAAAAGAGACTGGTCGCGGACTGGTGCAGGCTGGCGTGAACGTGGCAAACATACCTGCATCAGTTGCCGATGCTGTAACAAGCGCTGCGGCTTGGGCTGGCGGTAAACTCGGTATTGGCGATGGTACATATCAACCAGCACCACGAGTAACAACGCAGGGATTAGAGCAGGACTTTGGCCTTCAGCAAGGCGCGCTGACTCCACAAACGACAGAGGGAAGGGTATTTGCTGAAGCATTGCCTTACCTCACTCCTGCTGGCGTTGAGAGAGCGTCAGCACAGGCACCAACACTTGCTGGTCGAATTGCTCAGGGGGCAACTCGCCTTCTCGCTGAAAACACAGTTGGATCACTTGCTGCAAATAGTGAGAAAGATGATGCGGAAGCACTCGCCACCGATTTAGGCGTTGGTGTGCTGGCTGGCGGTGCTATTAACGCTGCCGGACGTGGATTAGGTGCTGCTTATCGTGGCGTTCGTGGTGCTATTGCGCCAGAAGCGCAGCAGGCTATCAGATTTGCAGAGCGTGAAGGAGTTCCTCTGCACACCACAGACCTGTTACAACCCACTTCCCGCGTCGGGAAAATGGCGCAGACGACAGCGGAAAATATCCCCCTGGCTGGCACAAGCGGAATGAGAGCAACGCAACAGGAAGCGAGAAGCCAGTTGGTGCAGAGATTTGCTGATAAATTCGGTGAGTATGATCCAGCTGTTGTTATTGACAGCCTTAAAGCGAAAACATCAGGAATTCGTCGTGCTGCAGGTAATCGACTGGAGCAGGTTCAGAATGCTATGGCAGGAGTAAACATTCAGCCTGCACGAGCAATTCAGCAGATTGATACAGAAATATCTAACCTGCAGAAGCTTGGTAAGGTCGCTGATAACGAGACTATTTCAAAACTTCAGTCCTATCGTGATGAGCTTGTTCGCAATGCTGGTCCTGATGGTCCGGTCAATCTGGATTTGAAGCAATTAAGCGATCTGCGCAGCCAGTTCAGAATGGACGTGAAGGGTGAGCGACCAGTGTTACCAAACCGTTCCGATGCTGCCATTCAGCGCGTTTACAAGGCAATGACCGACGATATCAATGGTGCCATTGGTCAGAATCTTGGCAACGATACTCTCCGTAAATATCAGCAGGCCAATGCCGTCTACGCTGACGAAGCAGCAAAACTAAAGAATACCAGGCTGAAGAATGTTCTCATGAAAGGCGATCTGACGCCGGAAGTTGTCAACAACATGCTATTCAGCAAGAACAAATCGGAAATTAAGACTCTGTATAACTCAGTTGGTCGTGTTGGCAGGGCGCAAATGCGCAATGGCATCATTGGAAAGGCGATGGAGAAATCAGGTGGTTCCCCTGACCAGTTCCTTCGGCAGCTTAACATCCTGCAAAACCAGACTGGCATCACATTTAAAGGTCAGGAAGCCGCTTATCTGAAAGGATTGAAAAACTACCTGCAATCCACGCAGCAGGCTGCAAAAGCGGCAGTAACAACACCAACAGGGCAGCAAACCATCCCGTTCATTATCGGGTATGGGACGGCAATGAACCCGGCGACAACTGGCGCAGCGGTAAGCTACGGACTTCTTACTCGCGCCTATGAGAGCGAGCTATTCAGAAATGCAATGCTCCGAATGGCAAACACCCCACGCGGATCAACAGCCTTTGAGAAAGCAATGCAGCAGGCACAAAAGGCAATTAACGCTCTGACGCAGGGGGCTAAGTCTGATGCGTTGTCAGAATAGCTTTGCAAACACCAGGAAAGTGCAAAAACCAAATATGTAGAATGCAATGTTCATCATATCTTTTTGCATAAATCCTCCGTAATGGATGGTTAGTTGCTGTCTTTTTTATATAGCTCCTTGAGCGTATCAAAGACAATTTTCTTAACCATATCAGATTGTTGTTCTGCCATACGCTCTGCATCGTCAATGTAAACTGATGCAGAGCTTTGTTTATCCAATGATTCTTCAATCGCTGCAATTATCTCTGAGTTCAGCGACCTGTTATTCATCTTCGCGCGCTGCTTAATTTTCGCGTGGAGTTCATGCGGAAGTCTCAAGTGAAACTGCGCCTCGTCGTATTTGCTGTACATCCTTGATGCCTCACCAGTTGGGTGGAATGGCATCGTAACCTACTGGATAAATACTCAATAGTACCATTTCGGTATGCAATCACATCATGGTTGCATCATATCATTCGTCTGGAGCAATGAAATGTCAGATATCACCGCAAATGTTGTAGTGAGCATGCCTTCGCAACTCTTCACTATGGCGCGTTCTTTTAAAGCCGTAGCCAATGGCAAAATTTATATCGGTAAAATTGACACTGACCCGGTAAACCCTGAAAACCAGATTCAGGTTTATGTGGAGAACGAAGACGGCTCTCACGTTCCTGTTTCGCAACCAATAATCATTAACGCTGCTGGTTATCCGGTATATAACGGACAGATTGCCAAGTTCGTAACTGTGCAAGGCCATTCTATGGCTGTTTATGATGCGTACGGGGCGCAGCAGTTCTATTTTCCGAATGTTCTGAAGTACGACCCGGATCAGTTCACAAATCGCCTAGCCGATGTTTATGGCTCAACGCTGGTTGGAGGAGCGTATTTTTCTGATATAAGAACTTATTCTGAGAAATCAAAAAAAATATATTGCCTTGGGAGGTCAGGGTTATTTGATGGCGGAGAAGGATGGTTTTATTTAGATGATACAGACACTACGAGCGATGATGATGATGGAATCATTTTGGTTGGGGCTTCCGGTAGGAGATGGAAGAGGGTAATAGAAGGGAGCTACAAACCCGAATGGTGGGGAGCAGATCCTACTGACACCGTTGATTGCCATGCAGCATTTACAAAATGCATCGCTGCTGCACGGGGTAAAGAAATTAGTTTAAGTGGTAAATATAAATTTTCAAAACCACTTGTTATTGACTTTAATGATGAGGCGAGCCTGAAAATAACAGGTACTGGCTCTTATAATCATATGGCAAATGCCAAAACTAAAAACCTTTGCTATTTAAATTTTGATTCTATACCGCAAAATTCGCGTGCCATTACTTTTAAGGGAGTAAGAGGTCTGGTTTTAGAAGATTTTCATGTATCGCATCGTGCCGGTGGTAGTTCGCTTTCAGTCGCTTTATGGCTTACTAAAATAGATGATTTTAGATTAACTGGTCTTACTGTGGATTCCGATACTGGACCTGGGGGGCAAGGTATCCGCTTTGGGGAATCTAATGGCACAGACTGTGCTTTCATGGGGAATATCTCTCATTGCAAAGTGTGGATGCATGGAGGTGGCCCTTCTTTCTGTGTGCAACCGGCATGTACTTCATTGCTGTTTGAAAACTGTTATGGCATTGGTGGTTATTTCTATTTCCAAAATTGTATCTATTGCTCTATGAACACTTGTGCAAGTGAAGGAAGTGAAGTTTCTGGGTATGGCTATATACTGCATTCTGTTGAAGGGTTTACTGCTATCAACTGCGCAGGGGAAGGAAATAAGTTAGGTGTTTTTTATCTATCTACAGGGTGTTCTCAAGTAGTTCTTACCTCCCCATATGGCGCAGGGAATGGAAATCTTACTGGAGACATAGATGGAGCCCTGGTTAAGTTGGATGGCACATCCGGTGCCAATAGTAATATTTTGATAGAAAACCCAGTATCACATTCGCAGGTAGGTAATGTGACATCTGATATTAATGCTGTAGGCGTCAATGGGCACACAGAAATAACTAATGTGTATTCAGAAAAACTAACAAAAGGAATAGCTGGTTCTGATTCCTGGATTCAGAACTATTTAACAATTACAGGAGATTTGAGTTGTCGCGACTTTATACCTGGGATCCCTGGTTGGACAGCTCCAGGAGGTGCGTTAATTGAAGGAAAATTTACAAGAAATAATAAGATTGTATCTTTTTCGGTTAAAGTGTCGCCAACAAACTATCTTTCATGTGAACATGGTCTATCAAAAACGACACTTCCGTCATTTGGAGGGCTGTTATATGGAGGTGCAGCACAGGTTTCGAATACTGCTGGTACGAACTATGGATCTGCGATGATCGATACTAACGGTGTGGTTTGGATGCCAAACATAACCAGTACGTCAAATGCAATACTCATAAGTGGGTCTGTGTTAACAAACTAATAAATTGATTTGATGGGGCATGGATGGGGCAAAAATTAGCGCAAAACAACTCAAAATCATCACAGGTTAAGATTCGTCTTGCGCTAATGATTCATGCTTTTCCGTCAATGAAATCAGCCCACCACTGCATCATTTCTCTGCGCTTATCCAGATACTGAGCATGGTTGTAAATCCCGCGCACAGATCCACCGTTGGCATGCGCCAGTTGAACCTCAATCGCGTCAGCAGGCCATTCGTGCTCGTTCATAATCGTGCTGAATTCATGCCTGAATCCGTGTCCGCTTTCCAGACCCTCATATCCGATTTGTTTGATCACAAGTAGTACAGCGTTCTCGCAAATTGGCTTCTTCTTATCGTTGCGCCCGGCAAAAACATACTCTGATACTGGTTTAGTGATTGAGCTTAGCGTAGTGAGAAGTTCAACCACCTGGTCTGACATCGGGACCACATGAATTTTGCGTCCCTTCATCACACTGGCGTCGATGGTGATAATCCTGTTTTCAAAATCGACGTTCTTCCATTGCATGGAGCGAAGCTCTTTCGTTCTTAGGGCTGTGTAGCGTAAAACTTTGGTCGCAATGAGCGATACGATACTTCCTGAAAATGTTGCCAGTGCTTTGTTGAATGCAGGGATCTGGTCTGCTGGAAGAAACGGGAAGTTCTTCTTGCGGTATCCTTTCATGGCGTCTGCAAGGTCAGGTGCCGGGTTATATTTAGCCCTTCCGGTGACAATAGCGTAACGGAAAACCTCGCCGCATCTTCTGCGGGCTTTGTTGGCTCGTTCCATTGCACCGCGATCTTCAAATCTGCGGATTACTTCCAGCAGTTGCATCGGCTCAATATCCTGAATCTCAAGACCGCCGATGATGGGTAAAATGTCGTCATCAAACATTTTGGCAAGCTCAGTTGCATAGCCTACTGACCATACTTGCTTCTTGTGCTCGTACCATTCCTTGTAAATTGCACTAAAGGAATTGTTGTTAGACGAAGCCTTTTTCGCTTTTACCGGATCGATGCCAACCGAGATGTCTTTCCTCGCGGTCCATGCTTTATCTCTTGCCTCCTGCAAAGTCATTAGCGGATATTTTCCTACGGTCAGGATTTTCTCCTTACCGTCAATCTTGTAGCGAAGCTGCCATACCTTTTTCCCTGACACAGGGACATAAAGGTACAGGCCATTACCATCGAGTAGGCGGTATGGTTTTTCTTTCGGCTTTGCTGCTTCAATCTGCTTAACGGTGAGCATGGGTAAAAATCCGGTGGGTAAAATTATTTTATCCACTTTTTACCCGTCATGGAGTGCGGCTGTCAACGATCTGACGCGAACCATTACGAACTGTGAATCTGCGGAAGGCTTGATATTCAGGGAATTTTGCGGACTGGTACGGATGGGAGCGAACTGATAAATGGTGTCCCCTGCAGGAATCGAACCTGCAATTAGCCCTTAGGAGGGGCTCGTTATATCCATTTAACTAAGAGGACAATGCGGCATGAGTATACCCGCTAATGGACTGCGGGGTAAGTACGCTGCCGCTCGATTGCTTAAACCCTCGCCATTTATGCTGGGTTTTTATCATTTTTCTTAATGTTTTCCGCACGTTCTGCTTTTTGGCGTGCTTCTGCTTTACGCTTGTTGCTCATGTCGTTACGAATCTGTGCATGACTCATTAACGCGAAGATAAAGGTGCCGCCGCAGATGTTCCCCGCTAAAGTAGGTAGTGCGAAGGGCCAGATGAAATCGCTCCAGTGCAGCGTGCCGTTAAACACCAGATAGAGGATTTCAACAGAACCGACAACGATGTGGGTGGTGTCACCCAGTGCAATAAGCCAGGTCATCAATATAATCACCACAATCTTTGCCGCACCCGCAGCAGGAAACATCCAAACCATAGTGGCGATCAGCCAGCCGGAAATGATCGCGTTGGCAAACATCTCGCTGGGGGTGTTCTTCATCACATCCATGCCGATTTTGACAAATGCATCGCGAGTTTCTTCATTGAAGATAGGCATATATTCAAATGCCCATGCAGCAATACCTGTCCCGAGAATATTACCCAGCAGCACGACGCCCCATAATCGCATAAGTAAGCCGACGTTGCTCATTGTCGGTTTTTGCATGACGGGTAGTACCGCAGTCACGGTGTTTTCGGTAAATAATTGCTGGCGGGCCATAATGACGATAATAAAACCAAAGGTATAACCGAGATTCTCCAGTAAGAAGCTGCCTGGCACTCCTTCCAGTTCGACATGAAATATCCCTTTTGCCAGTAGCGAAGCGCCCATCGACAGACCCGCCGCAATGGCTGACCACAGTAGCGCCATTGCGTCGCGTTCCAGCTCTTTTTCACCATCCTGGCGGATATGCTCATGAATTGCCATCGCCCGGGAGGGGAGTCGATCTTCATCTATTTCTATTTTTTTGCCGCGCTCTTTTTCTTCGCTCTCAACTTCAATTTCGTCGCTGTGTTGATCAATTTTGTCGTTGTCCAT